AAGTAATCTGTTCTGTCTATCTGTTGTGGCCATTGTATATACAACGGTATTTATATGTTAGGAAATGTGCGTATATTAAGATAGACGCAATAGAGAGTTTTCGTCAAAATTAAACCGCAGTTTTTCAGTGATATTCAAAGGAACATAGGTGATGGTTGCCTGTATGGCTATGCCCTTATCGGCCTCTGTTACCAAAATTTCTTCTGTTGAGATCCTCGGATCTGCGTTGAGATTTGCTGTTATATCCTCAACAATGGCGTCTTTAAGATCGTCTGTGAATGGTTCAAATATTGCGTCATATATGATTGTGCCAAACTCAGGATTTTCAACCCTTTCGCCCTTACGCACACTCAGTCTGTTGATCAGTCCTTGCTTGGCAACCTCAAAATCATATAGTTTGAAGTTCTGCTTGTCAGCACGTGAACTGAAACCTTTAAAGGTCACTGTCTTGTTTGATAAGTCTCCTGTTCCTGAATCTCCGTATGCCATATACTATATTTACTCTATGCTATGTCGTCCCTGTCCCTTCCTCCAACTGGTCTGTCGTAAGGTTCATGTGTAGGGAACACATCTTTGCTCTTGTTAGTTTTAGAATCAACCACAGTGGTCTTGGTCTTCTTAGTGTTTCTCCTGCCGTTATTAAATGGTTGGAATGCAATTATGTCATCGTTGGTTACAGTAATGATGCCAACCTGTCCTGCTTCCGGTACCAACCATGACGGTCCCCATCCTTTTCTCGCTTTCTGCGAATTAAGGTGCACCTGCGATCCTGCTAGATCTATGTTGCCACCGGCACCATGCAACTGTGGACCATCAGTGAATGACTTGATGTTGGTTTTTGCGTAAGACATCAAAGTGCCCTGTGAGGAATTACGTATTGCTTTCTTAGCCATTGAGTGTAAATTTCCCAAAGCATTGAGATTTATATCTTTTTCCGCTGTAAAATTAATTTTCTTCTTTGCATGGAAATTTATGTTTTCATCAGCGTGTAGGTTAAAATCACCTTCCGTCCTCAGACTGATACCTCTGTTGGAATACACAATCACTCTTCCGGACTTGTCCATTTCTACCCAGGCATTGCCGGAACCGTTTGCAAGATAAACCGTACCTTCTGTGTCATGCATCAACAACTGATGTCCACTAGCAGTCCTGATCCTAGTCAGTTTGTTGTCGCCACCAACTTCACCGTCATCCATAACAAAACTATGTCCGGGGTTCCTGTCAGTCCTTATCGCGGTGCCGGCCAAACCTATGTTCAACAGACGTGAATCATCACGTATGTCGCCTGGAGTGTTTATGCCGAAAACCTTGCTTGGTGATTCCCTTCTTGCCGAGGATGACGTTGTACCTCTTATTTTATCTTGTATAAGTCCTTCTGATTCCAACTGGTCCGCCAGTATGTCATTCAACGGTGTCCTCCAACTGTCGACGTTTCTAAGAGTTTCACCGGACCTGTACATTCTTTGATTTTTTTCTCCCGAGGGTAAAAAGTTTGTACCATAATTTTTCTGTCCAGATATAGCCAGTTCTCTCGCAGTTGATCCTGACTGGAGGGTTTTGTCACTGGAGCCGTTAGCCGGAACCTGTTGATTGACCAATGGCTTCTGTACACAACCTATCCAGAATGCTGTGTTGCTTGACAGCTCTCCCTTGGCAAATATCACTAGAACGTCTGTGTCTATATCAGGTGGCACTGCCCACATTCCATAACTGCTTTGTGATTCCTTATATAGGCTTTCGTCTTTACTAGAAACCGCTTGAATGCTCTTGGCTCCGTAAAATGGAGAAAGGTACTGGCACCATATTATCTGCTCAGGACCCGGATTGGTTGTTAATGTGAGGGCAGGTATGTTCACACCAAGACGACCCATCCTTAATGGATCATTGGTGACCTTCACCGTCGCTATGTACGGACCCGCATCATTGTCAACAAACTTCTCGTTGAAGTCCTTCTGGTTGTCCTGTGTGTCTGAGAATCCCCTTGAATCTTTGTATGCCATATCTATCCTGCCGCGTCCTCTATGTCAATTGAAAAAACATCCTTTCTATTTTCTATTTTCCTGTTTATACTATCTACCTTTTTTTCTATCTCCGTAAGTCCCGATGTGGACGCATTGGCCAACACAGGATCAAGTCCTATGCCCTGCTGGTTGTTGAACCTGCTACAGTGCAGTGTCTGTGTGAACTGCCCTTGGTTAAAACTGCTCTCTATCTTGTTGACCTGGTAAAGTCCATTGAAGAACAGGTTTTCGTCTCGAAAACGTTTGCCTTGACCATTGAACATCGTACCTTCTTTTTCGTCTATGTCATCCGGCAGTCTGTACCTAACATTGATAATCGGTTGAAATTGGTCAGCGTTAAAACCACCAGATGCTGTGTCGTACACTTCGTTCTTATTACCAAACGCTACGGTGTCCTTGGGACCAAGAGGCACGTACATGTCCTGGCAGATGTATGTGGGATCTCCCAATATGTCCAATTCTATCCTCATCATATCAACTTCTGGGTTGGTGAGATAATCATAAAACTGCTGTGCCTTGTTGTCCTCACCTGCCACTGACTGTAGTGTGTTAACACCCTTGATACTGGACGGATATTGCCTTAATGGTAGCAACGGTTCAGGATCTCTCTCACGTCCAAACACATTCCTGAATGCTTCACCCACGTGAGTGAATAGGCCTTTTTCGACATAAGTTTTGTCATCGCCTCTCACGTTACGTAGATAGTAGGCAGTTTTGTAGTTGATCCTCAAACCTTGCACGTCCACGTTATCACCTGTGTATATGAAATCGTATTCTTTGTGAACCAATCTACTCCAATCAACATTGGCAACGCTGATTCCGGGTGCAATTAATTTTAATATGTGTATCTTGTAGGGTATGGCCCTGTACTTTATTATTTTTGGTGACATCTTTGTTATTGGATCGATCCGCTCCGGGTCTGGCGTTTCAACTGTTGTCTTTATCTTAAACCAATTGACATATTGGTTGTTGAGTAGTGTCTGTTCAAAATCTTTGCTTTTCAATATCGCAGATATTTTTTTAGGATCTTTTAGAGTGGCGTTGTCATATTTCCCTGTGCTTCTGAGATAAGTGGTCCAGAAACTCTGTGCCAACTCCTGGAAACCAGTACCGCTCCTGACGGCGTCTTCGAACCATTTGGTCATCGCAATGCCACTGCTGGCCTTGGCTGAGGCCCTATTAAGTTTCGCACCCGTTACTGAATCTAAAGTATAGAGATCTTCTGATTCGACCACGGCGCCACTGTTGTTGGCCGATTGTATTTCATTTTTGTATGCTCCGGCGTTCTCAAAAACCTCCCGGTCCACTTCAAACTTGTATATGTCGGGATAGGTCCTCACGCCTTCATCGAATTCGTCCTGCATCTGTTTTTTCAATACAGTTTCCGCCGCTGATATCCAATCGTTTACATTATTTTGTGCTTCTACAGGCATTCCTGTTCGTGGATATTTGTATCTGTCATCGTAGGCAAGATCTGTGTATGGCACTGCCACCACGGTATACCTCGCACCACCTTCCGTGACATCGAAGTCCACCCTGCTGATCAGTATGGGTATCTTTCGTGTGTGGCTCTTGTTCGTTGTGTACTGTGTGTATGCAAGGCCATTCTCATCAACTCCCTTGAATTCGATTGTCAGCAACAAAGGTGCATCTTGATAGTCCAGGAAGCCATTGATTGCCGTGCAGGCCCTTACCTTCTCAATGAAAGTAATACCAAAAGGTTCATGTATCTCAAATTCCATTTTAGTAAAGTTCCCTAGATTTCTTTCTGGATTTGGACCCACAGTGGATACCATCGTTACATTTTCCATAAAGAGATCGTGACCTCTGTTTAGGATATCTATGCTTTCCTGATAATTGTCGTTGAACTTATTTTTACGCTGTGTAAGTGTTGCATCAAACTCAGGATCTGCTCCTTGTGTGTCGAGAAATACTCGGTTGGACACCTTGGGGTCACCTATGCCGCCGGTCCTGGCTATGATGTCATGCACAGTGTTTGTTAGAAATTTACGACTTTGTAATTCAGTTTCTGTGATGCCACTCAAAGTGAATATTGTGTTGAAAGAAGCGTACTGGTGCAGTACGTTAGGTTTAAGGAATGGCTTTGAAACCTTGCCGGATCCTCGAAGATTGTTTTCATAGAATGATGGCATCTATTATATCCCTAGGTCGGTGTTCACGTTGCCTGGCTTAGGCAGTTGTATTGTGACTCCTGGTTTGAAATCGTAGATTGGATCCTCTATCTGGTCTGGATTACGCTGTGCGAACACCCACCATAGCCTCGGGGTGCCATAGAGGTCAAAGGCCAGAAGGTCTGGTCTGTATGCGTAAGTTCTTTCTATAGTGTATGATTGGTCATCGTCCTCTGCCGTGATGGTCCTAGGTACAAATGTCTCCAAATTAATCTCGTTCTGTGGAGTTGAAAAGTAGGGTGATGTTGCTGAATACTTGGCCATTAAATGAATCCTATATCGTCTTCACCCTTGCCACTAAGTTCACCACGGGCAAATTCTGACAGAGAGAATTTTTTGAGAGATTCTCTGCTGTAAACTGGCGTGACCAAAACTGAAATGTTAGACAGTGTGGGAGCCCA